CGTCGTCTTTTATTTTCTGCTTACGTTGTTGTTCTAACTGGTCTATAGTTAGGACGTGGGTACTATACCCATTGCCGCTGAACGCAGGACTATGAAACTGGTGAGTTAACTCACCTGCCTCTGCTTTAAATGTAAACAGTACAAAGATTACTGTTAGAATAATTGCTACAATAGCCGCAAGGCCATCGTCGTTGCTTTTCAAGTTGAACCCCCATTCTACTTGTCCTAGTATTTATATGGGGGTTTTATAATGATTAACAGCGTATATAATTGATTTTATTCAGTTTTATCTAAAACGCCATCCCAGTCTTGCGAAGGTTCAAATTGTTGGAATACCGAACAACGTTTTTCCAAATCAGCATAGAAAGTATCAAGCTCACCGCGAAACATACCTTTAAGATGTTCTAGTGCTTGTAAGCAGAAATTCCAGTTACGTTTACGATATTCGTTGATTAAATTTTTATGTAAATCTAATAACTCTTCGGTTCGATTAATATCAACTAACGGAACATGTTCATTGTCGATTACGCAATAACTTTTAATAGGTTCATCGTTGCTGCTAAACCGAATAGTATCTAATTCCAAAACAAGGTATCTATCGCTGACTTTAGCAGCGACGTCTTCTCCTAAGATAATATACATATTATTACTCTTCAGCTTCTAGTTTAACTTGCAGTGGGTATCCGTTGCTACGTGCGCTTACTGTTACTTCAATACCTTTTTGTTCAGCCATTTCGTATGGTAATACTGCTACTACTGCTGACCCATTTACATGAATATCTTCTGTAATTTTTTCAGCACTGATAGGAGCATAATCAAAAAAGTCAATTAAACTATCAATAACAAATTCCATGCTCGTTTGATCATCATTTAAATAGATAACCTTAAACATCGGAGGTTCTTGCAATGCAATATTTGGCTTGATTTTAGTTCTAGTTTCAACTTCGGTGGCCAATATTTTTCTCCTGTTACTATAATATTTAACAAAACAGGGAGGAGAACCCTCCCTATCTTGCCTATATTATATTAGCCTTTGTAGTCAATAGCAATAGCTTTTGGCTTCATTGCTTCTGGTACAATACGCTCTAATTTAATAGAAAGAATACCATCTTCTTGAGATGCGCCAGTAACCTCAACATATTCGCCTAAGGTAAATGTACGAGTAAACTTACGTGTAGCAATTTTGTTCCAGGTATACTTACGGGTATCTTCTGCCTGCTTTTCGCCTGTAACAGTTAATTGGCCATCTTGAGAAGTAATGGAAACATCACCTTTCTTAAAACCAGCAACAGCAATTTCAAGTGTAAACTCGTTTTCACTATCTTCTACAATATTATACGGAGGATAGTTGTCCTGCTGTGTAGATTCAAAATTACGAAGCATGTGACTCATTAGACGATCAACGCCAATGGCTGTACGGTTAAGAGGTGAGAAGTCGAATGTAGATAGATTTGTCATGTTAGTCTCCTTATATTAAGCAAGTCTATTTTCGTTTGTAGACCCAACCCTGGCGTCTACACTAGTATTTATCATTATATTATAACAAATTGGAATTAATTTGTCAAGAATTTTTTACCACGAACTACGTGGTTTAGTTGGAAGTTGTTGAGAGCGGACATATCTTTCCCAACGACGTTTGGCCGCTGTACGCTTTAATTGTCTAGTTGTCGATGGCTTTTCATAATGTTGGCGACCACGAACCTCTTGCAAGATATCACTTTTTTGTACTTTCTTTTTAAATTTACGTAACGCTTTTTCGACGTTACCGTCTTTAACAAATACTTTGGTACCTTTTGGGTTAATCATTATAATCCTTTTACATTAATGCTGTAGGAGTATTTACCATAGTTTCATCAATAACCACAGTATCAATGTTGTTACCGTGATAGCGCACTAAATTAAACATATGCGGTAACAAAATTTTCTCAAGCTCGGCTCGTAAGCCACGTGCGCCAGTTTTTTGCTCAATCGTTTTCTCGACGATGCAAACTAATGCTTCTGTTGTAAATTCTAAGTTTACCTCGTTACATTTAAATAGATATTCAAACTGCTGTAGCAAACTGTTTTCAACACTTGTTAAAATATAAACCATGTCATCTTTGCTTAGTTCTTCAACAAATGCAAAACTTGAAAAACGCCCTACGAATTCTGGGATTAGCCCGAATTTAATCAAATCTTTTGGTAACAAATCAACTTGTGAAACATCAATTTTGTTCACGTCAGCACCAAATCCAATACCTGATCCTTGTACACGCTTTTTAAGAATTTCGTCTAGCCCAACAAATGCACCGGCAGCAATAAACAGAATATTTTTAGTATCAACTTCTGTCATTTCGCCGCTTGGATGCTTACGATTGCCTTGATTAGGAACACGAACCACGGTGCCTTCGACCATTTTTAGCAATGCTTGTTGTACACCTTCGCCTGAAACATCACGTGTTACGCTAGATGATTCAGACTTGCGTCCAATTTTATCAATTTCGTCAACGAATATAATACCTCGCTGCGTTTTTTCAACGTCGCCGTTTGCATTCTGCAGTAATCTCGAAATCAATACTTCTACATCGTCGCCTACATACCCTGCTTCCGTTAATGATGTAGCGTCAGCGATAGCGAAAGGAACATCTAAATAATCAGCAATAGTTTTTGCTAATAATGTTTTACCCGAACCAGTAGGACCTAATAATAACACATTACTTTTGTCTACTTTTACTGGACCTTTTTTATTAATGCGTTTGTAATGGTTAGCAACCGCAACACTTAATACCATTTTGGCCTTATCTTGACCAATTACATATGCATCTAAATGTTCTTTCAATTCAACAGGATCGATGTTGCGTGGTTCATGTTTTTCTTTGGCTGTAACATCGTCAACACCGTCGTCGAGCAAATCTACGCAAAAATCAACACAATTATTGCAAATACTTACATTATCACCAACAATGAGTTTCTTAACTTCGTCTTTTGACTTTCCACAAAAACTGCATTCGTTAATTTTTGGTTCTGACATATTTTATAACTCGTCGTTAACTATTTTTTGTTGTATTTTTTTCTTTTCGATATCGTTTAGTAATTCTGGATCATAATCACCAGCTGAAATCATATTAACTATTAAATCAATATATTCATCTGAATATGCAGTTTCTGCTAAAATATTCTTATCTTGTGGGTCCCATGTTTTTCCATTACTTCTATATAATTTAGTTGGTTCTAAATCAGTGCGCAAAAATAATCTACCATCATTTGATTTCTGCGGAAAGCGAGGACCAAATGGAACAGGATGTCTTAAATCTAAATGTAATTCTGGGTGAGCTGAAATTAATGCGTGGTCTCTATACATCTTACCTTCATAAGAAATATAATCCTCACCAACTCTTGTCAATCTAACTTTTATTTCTTCGTTCGTAGAAATGCGACCAGTGCTTTCTTCTGTAGTCTGTTCCGTGTCTTGTTTGGGCTCTTTGTTTGTGTCCACTTGCTCATTGGTTACTTCCTTTTTTGTTGTTTTTTTCTTTTTTGTTACTGCTTTCTTCTTTACTGTCTTCTTTTTTTTTGGAGCAGCGGGTTTAGGTTCTTCTTTCGCTTCTTCTATTACAGGAACGTCATTCCAGACATCATCAATATCAACACTATCTGCAATAGGTAATTCTTCGATAGTAGTTTGTTCGCTGGATGTGTCAATTATTGGCTCTATTGTGTTCTTTTCTTTGCGTTTAGATTGCGCCATTTCAAACGAGTATTGACTTGCTATTAATAATAACACAGCAAGCGGGTCAAATACAAATATAATGGTAACAATAACCCAACGCACAGCTTCTTCCAGCAAGTTACGATCTGCTTCTGAACTGTAAATAAACTCAGCAATATATTTAACAGGGCCAACTTCTGCTTCTAATTTGCGGAATTGACTTTCTAATACAGCTTTGTTCTCACGGGCGTCGTCGATTTCCTTTTGTACTGCGGTTAATTGTGTTTCGATAGCAGCAATACGTGTTTCAATTGTTCCTGTTTTCTCTTCCGATTGTTCTTTTAATTTCGATAAGCGATCATTGACTTCTGTAAACTGCGGAGAATATTTTGTGTCTACTTTAGCTAGATTATCTTCTAAGTTTCTGCGAATGCTCTGAATCTCTGTATTATATTCTGCTTGTGTATCGTCAAACTTTTTACGTACTGCATCCTTACCAAAGAACGTATTGGATAATTCTGCTTCCATTGCAGCGCGAGCGGTATCAATCTTTCCATTAATACCGGAAATACTCTTTTCTGCTGCTTCACGTAATACTGCTTTTTCAGCATTAACTACATCAGTTAAACGTTCTAATTCTTTTTGTTCACGTTCAATTAATGTATCAACACGTGTATCTGCTGTACCAGAGTTTAACTTGTCAATTTCACCTTGCAGTCTAGCAACTTTTGCTTCCCCGCGAGTAATTGTACCAGTAATTGATTCAATTTTGGCTGTTTGCTCGTCAGATGCTGCTGTTTGTTCAATATGTGATTTTGAAAGGAATCCAAAAATACCCATGCTCGTAATAAACATGAGTACAACAACAGCAATGGATAGATATGATTTTAGCCACCAGATAGCATTGCGCCAGTGTTTGTGTAGCCAAACTGCTGTAACAAGTTTAGCAACTTCAAGCGCAGTACCCATAATTGCCACCGGAATCACACTGGCAGCAAAAATAGTGGTTAACCCAACTACACTATAATAGATAGCAATAGCCGAAACGCTTAATGCTGTTAGTAGTGTTAGTATATTCAAGAACATTGTATATTTATGAGGTTTTTAGAGCTTTTCTCCTTTATCAAACCCTCTAAACCTCACAAACCGCGGGAACCGCAAGCTATACGACCCATCCTGGTTTTGTGTAACCGCATCCGCACGGACTTCGGCAACAGTACCAATAATATCATTGCGGGAATTCCAAAAGGAATCACGATCAGCGTCAGTAAGACCGCTGCCCACGTTGACTTTGATGGCTTTACCATCATCAACTCCTTCACACACAAGAGCGCCTAATCGACCTTCGTTACGCCCTGTGCCTTCTTCCACCGCAACTACTTCCAGGTCAACGGTAATGTTTGGCTTCCATTTAAGCCAATGTGTTGTGCGCTTACACTCGTATGGAGCGTTAGCGTCTTTAATCATAATTCCTTCATAACCTTGTGCCACACACTCATCAGCATAACGATTCATAACATCCATGCCGTGGCCTGTACTTAAATCAACACGCATGTCAGGTTCGACTCGAAGATTAGGTTGTTCTTCGATGCGCCCTTTTAGTCCTCGCAAGGTATCTGTGCGCACACTTTGTTTTACACGACTTACACCTTGAATAAATCCACCGTAATTTAAAATATCAAAAATATGGAAACGACTGTCCGAAGCATCTGCATTATATTTGCGATGTGCTTGCTTCATAAGCGTTTGGAAATCATCACTCATCATTTCACCGTCGAGAACAAAGTTAGGTGTACTCATTACGTTTTGAATAACCGGCATTACTTTTTGTATTTGCGGAATAATGTGATTAAAGTTTTCAAACACTTTTCCATTACGACTGTGGATACGCACAGTACCGTGAATACATAAAACAATTACACGCACACCATCGAGTTTGCGTTGTAAAATTTTATCGCCAGTCATCTTGCTTTCTTGTTTAGCAGAGTCAGTAGCAAGTTGACATTCAAACACAGGAATCTCTAAATCTGTGCCTTTAAGATATTTGTTAAACGTTTTTAATGTAGCGCCTACACGCAAATCTTTTTGAATTACAGGAGCACAAAAATCATTCCACTGCTCCGAATCAAACCGTTCAGACATACGCTCTATTTCTGCAAGTGCTTCATTACCAGTAACTGCACGATCGTTTAAACTTGCTAACAGTTTGCGAAAATCAACCCAAGGATTTTCCTGATTAGTTAATCCTTCTGTAGTGGGTACTTTTTTAACGTTATAGGTTAAAAATGGACTATACGCAGCAAACGCACCAAACAAAAACCATTCAGCTGAACGATCGCCTAGCTTACGTGCTGCTACTGCTTGTTCAATAACCTTTTCTTTGTGGATACGACTATTGCTCTCGTTGAGCTTATGAATCCAGGATGCTGGCATATTAACCTACTTTAATGTCTTGTACCGCTTCGCGGAATGAATCGGAAGTTACTTGTTGATCTAGATATTTGATCGTCCATAATCCTTTCTTTGGATCGTGTTCTGCACTCATACCATATTGTGCCATTAGACGAACTGCTTCTTTGTGTGTAATGCGAGCCTTGCTATATCGTACATCTGTTGTATCACAACATACTTCGTGCGGATCGCATTCAATACACACGCCCGGAATTTGGTTTGCAAATAATTTGAAAATGTTTTTTACAAATCGCATAACAATAGCAAAAAACTTTTTAAAAAAATTAATCATAAGACCTCTCTTAACTTCTTTCAACTGTTGTTAAAGATTGACTCGCTGTGTATTGCGATGTTGATAGTTCAGCATCGTTGTTTGCTGCAGGTAATTCAGGTTTATTATCTATAGAAATGCCCAGGTTCTGTAATTTTTCTGTATTTCTACCTTCGCGCATTGTCGCAACGATTGCTTGTCCGGTTTGTGTTGAATCTGCAAGTTTTTCTAATATTTCTGCAGGACCCTTGGCCTGAGTTTGTTTTCCATAGGAAGGTAAATTACTCGAAAAACTTAATATACTTTGTTTAGACGATGGCGTTAACGACATATCAATGTTTATTTCTGCAAGTACTGATAATTCCGTATCGATTTGATTGCCTATTTTGTCAAAATTTGTATTTAGATTACTGTAATCATCTGGGTACGTCGAAGATATTGTACTAATTTCTGTACTAGCGGCGCTTATTAATGCTGTAATAGCTGCATCATATGTTGCATATGATCCAGAAGCAGGATGTGTACCAGGAATAACAATAGTAGGCGGCGCTCCATAAACATCATTAAGAACATCTATCATTGTAGTAAAAACTCCGGTACTTGCGGTTGACTGATACAGCCCGTCAAATGCGCCTTGCGTTGTTAACTCTGTCATAGTTTCGATAATAACCGATAATGCATCGTTGTGCGTAATTCCTGCCGGCGATCCAATACCATCGCTTAAAAATAACTTACCATTAGTATCTGTGCCTATTCCAAAGCTATTTTCAAAATATGATTGTACACTATCAGGTATAGGTTTGTCAATACTATTAATATCATCAAGTCCGTAATTCGTTTCGATACCAATAACAAAATTTCCAAATTCGCTAGTTTGCTGATTTTGAATATTTTTAACTTGTTTTAAACTACGTCGGAATGCTACATTACCATCAGCAATTGATTTAGGAACAATACTATAATATTCTTTTCCTAATCCAGAAAATACATTGTTAACCGTTCCAGTGATATCTAAATAAATGACTTTTGGACCTTCTTTATATGGGGCTTTTAATGTTAATCGGCTATTTAGAAATAATTTATGTGTGTCAATTAAATCTGCAACCGTTAATACTTCCGCGGAAGTTACACCTAAAATTTCTTTAATTGTTGTTAGTTTTGTACTTTTAATTGTTTTAAACACTTCATAACATTTTTTTTGAATAACCAATGGCAACGATTCGTTATCATCTAATGTTTGAATTTTATTAATTAATCCGTCAACGCTTATACCAGCTGATATTAACTCGTCTGATAGATAATTTAATAAACCTTTTCGATTTAATTTTTTAATAAGATAGTCTACAGTACCATAATTGTCAAGGTCTGATAAGTTTATTAAGATCCCAGTTGAAATTAAATCATTTCCAAAATCATGAGTGGCTGTTGTCACACTTGTTATACCAGCAGACATCATGTCATCCATCCCTGTATACAGGAATTCCATTTGCGAATTAGCGGTTGATGCAGAGTCAATGAATTCTGCTGTTGTGGCCATGTGCCCTAAAACTGCCGACATGTGAATAGAGAATTTACTTAAATCACCATTACCTAAAATATTATTAGCATGTATAATTAACTCATCAGTAAATCTAGATTCATCGTCGACAACTATTCCAGTAAATGCATTTGGTACGGTATTGTTTACTACAGGAAAGGTACTTTTAGTAAATGTCTTTAATGAAGTTTGTACAGGTGCACTAAGGCTTCCTATATTTGTTAACACTGTAGCAAATTCGTTAACTACTCCAATACCTTTGTAAGAATTGATATTTGAAGTTAAAGTTGCGTTAATACCAAGACCATTATTTTGTGCAAGTCCAGCAGAAGCAATTAGTGTTAATGGGCTCAGCGACATGTTACTTTCTCGCAAATACAGTTGGCGCACCGGTTGATCTAGCATGACCACACGTGTCAACATCACCAATTAATATAATAGGCTTACCTTCAGCATACACCGTTGCGCTGCCGCCCGTTGTTTTTGCACTACAGTGAACACCGCAGCCAGGCGCACCACAGCAAGGATGAGGAGTAACCAAATCATTCGGTAAACTCACTGGTTGCCCATTTGCTATAACGGTTGGAGCGCAAGGTCCTGTTATAACACCACCGGCTGAATTAGCATCTCCTTTCCTTGACACGTTAGGCATTAAGTTATCCTGTAATAATCTGCTTCGATGGAGTAGAAATACCTGTTACCGCTTGTGTATAAGCCGATATAACATCTTCGGATGTTACTGAAACCATCGTACAATTAGTAATATTTACCGTGATTTTTCCCTTAGGATTAGCGGTGAACATGCTTGGGATCATCTGTACACCTTGCGGTGTCATTGCAACACTGACAGCATGATCTAATTCAATAATATCATTACCAATGGCAGCAATCTTTCCAACTACTTCTTCACCTGAGTTTAGCTTAAAGCTATAAATTTCGTTTACTTTCAAATCAAACATCTAAAATCCTTTATCATAAATTGTGTTTTTTCTATTTGGGAAATAATTATTTTGTGTTCCGTTTCTGTATAATTCCAATGTAATACAGTGAAGACCTCCGTCCCAAAAATAACGATGTCTCCACGGAACATGCACGGCTTCCATTTTATGCTTTTTTAAAAAAGAAATTACAGTGTCATTCATGTTACTAACACATACATGTTTATCGTCAAGCGATAATACATTCACATCAAAAACACTCTCCTCGACATATCCTACCCAATCATTTAACCATGTTTCGACAAAATATGTAAATTCGTCGTTATCTTCTTCTCCCGGAACCCACCATTTACCAGCAACTTTCTCCTTGATCTTTCGAAATCCTTCGACCTTATTATAACTTTCGTTTGGCAAATAACATACATCCCACCCAGGAAATGTTTCTTCGTATGTTTGGATTTCATATAGACTTAGGATCGCACCTTCTTTAATAGTGTGGAATGACCCGTCATTATGCCCGCCGATTGACAAATAATTATGCCTGAAATTTGGATACAGTTTTTTAAGAGAATCGATGTAATAATTTTCTTCAGTAATATCAATATTACTTGACTCTAAACGATCTAAATATAAATCAGATCCAATAACAGATATCGAGGGTGCATCAACTGGAAAAAAATCTCCAAAATTTTCATGCGCATGAATTTGGCGGAATTCTTCTTGCACACATAAAGGACCTAAAAATTTTCCATCTGAAAAGGCGCCCAGATATTCTTCGTAAGTTGGCCAATCAGCAGCATCAGTTCGATATCTATTAAACATTTCTCGACTTAACGGTCGTTGAATATTAATATTATCATGTTGATTGTAATCTGTTAGTAAATCTTTAATTGCTCGATGATCAACGCCAGTATATAATAATTGATTACCAATTACAACCTGTGTATCTCGCGGCATTAACGGGCTGCGAGGAACTCCTTGTCTACTTTTTATCTTGCCATCGTGGTTAATATAATTAGTAATATTGTCAGTTGGGTTAATTTTAGGACGCAATACTGTACACCCAAAATCTCGAAGTACTTTTTCATAATAATCTAAATCTTCGAGAGTTTCGGTTACTATTCTATCTAACGCACTACGTATTCTATCATTTTTAATACCGGAAAAAAATTCCGGAGGATAACAATCCCCTAATACTACAGTTTGAAGAGGATCCCAATAATTCCAAACATTATACTGGTTATTCATTAACCTTCAAGCAGCGTACTGATTGCGTTTATGCCTTGTTCTTTCAGGGTATTGAAACCACCTTTAATTAACACGTCATTAACATAAATCTGAGGTACTGTGCGATGACCTTCGTGTATTACAAAATCACGTGCGGCGCTGTTTTCTTCGATATTAATAGATTCGTACTCGTAACCAAATGCATCAAGCATCTGTTTCGCTTGATCGCAATACGGACAATGCGTTTTTGTATAAATTTTAATCATTGATTTTCCTCTTCTGTAATAGTAAATTTGATTCCAGTTTCACTTAAATATCGTTCCCAAAATGCTAACCATTCTAGATCATATTCTTTATAATCATTCTGATCTTTGTCCTTAATCCATTCGTTATCCCAGATATAATCTTTTGTTTTAGGATCAATTATAAGATGCCCTTGTTTAATATGTTGTTCTCTTATTGCCGACTGTCGGCTAACAGCAGCTTGCCATTTATTATATTCAGCTGATGTTAAACTTTCTTTGGCCCATTCGTGAAACTCAACTGGCTCACTACCGTCTGTAGAAGTATAGTTAAACTTCTGGCGAATCATAGGTTAAATCCTTTAAATGTATCTTCAGTTACATCTTGTTTAGTGCCGCCAATAACATAACTTGAAATTTCTGTTTCTTGTGGTGCTACTTGCACTTCACCGCCGGCAATCCATTTCTGTGTCCATGGTAGTGGATTTGAACCGCCTTTATACGGAGTGTCCAAGCCAAGCGAAGTCATACGCTTGTTAGCAATCCACTCTACATATTCTTTAAGAAGTTGTGCGTTTAGACCGATCATTGACCCGTCTTTGAACAAATAATCCGCCCAACGGTTTTCTTGTTCAACTACATCAATAAACATCTGTTGTACATCTTCTTTGCATTCTTCTGCAATCTTAGCAAAATCTGGATCATCCTTGGGTAGGATCTTAATCATTGTTTGTGTACTTGCTAAATGCAAGTTTTCATCGCGACAGATTAATTTAATAATCTTAGCATTACCTTCCATCTTTTTCAATTCAGCAAACGCCCACGAACAAGCAAAAGATACATAGAATCGAATACCTTCTAGTGCGTTTACACTATTAATGGCGAGCCACAATTTCTTTTTAATATCATACAAGTCAACATCAATAATGTCATTGTTAATTCTATGCTTGCCTTCGCCTAACATTTGATACCATGTTGATGCTTCAATTAAATCATCATAGTATTGCGAAATACTTTGTGATGTTTCGTAAATCTCTTTGACGTCTAGTAACTCGTCAAATACTTTGCCAGGGTCAGCATACACATTACGAATAATATGTGTGTAGGAACGAGAATGAATTGTTTCATTAAACGCCCAAGTTTCAATCCAGGTTTCAAGTTCTGGGATACTAACAATTGGTAGCAATGCTAAGTTAGGTGAACGTCCTTGTACTGAATCTAGTAGAATCTGTCGCTTTAAGTTTGACGTAAAAATATGTTGCTCGTGTTCATTTAAATCTTTAAAGTCTTTAGCGTCACGCAGCGTGTCTACTTCTTCTGGTCTCCAGAAAAAGCCTAACTGCTTATCAGTAAACTTATCAAATTGCTTATACTTTACTGATTCATAACGTTGTAACCCAACGCCACCGTTCTTATCTAAAAACGCTAAAGAAGTCAAATGATTCTTGTTGCGTGTCGGAAATACACTCTTACTCATATTATTTGCCTCAAATCTTACAAGATTCGCAAGAATCTTCTTCGTCTGTTAATTTACTTACATCAACTTCGCCTTGGCCATCAAAAACATTGTTATAATAAAGTTGCTTACCACCAAACTTATAGAAGAACAAAATATCACCTAGTAATTCGCTCATTGGAATCTTTTCGTCCTCGTAAAATTGTGGGTTATAACTTGTATTTACAGAGATGCCTTGATCAATATATTTCTGAAGAACTGCCATAATCTTTAAATATCCTTTAGGACTACGCTGATCCCAAAGTAGTTCATACTTGTTCTTTAAGTGACGGAATTCTGGAACCACTTGCTTGAGAACACCGTCTTTGGATTGTTTAACTGATACATAGCTGCGTGGTGGTTCTACACCATTTGTAGCATTTGAAATCTGTGCTGAAGTTTCAGCTGGCATCAGTGCCATTAGTGTACTGTTGCGAATTCCTGTTTCTTTTAATTGATCGCGTAGTGCTTGCCACGGAACCGCATCAAAGTGTGGGACAAGTTCATCAACATCTTGTTTGTACGTGTCTACAGGAAGAATGCCCTGTCCATATTTGGTTTCGTGTACTAGCGGACAAGCACCTTTTTCAACCGCTAGATCAGCACTTGCTTTAATAAGATAATATGACCAATGCTGTGCCCAGTTATCGATTAACTTTAAATCTGGATCTGAATAGTTAGTTCCGTGTTTAGCTAACCAATATGCCAGGTTAATAATGCCTACACCCAATGGACGACGTCCTTCTGTTGCAAGACGTGCTGCAAGAATAGGATAATTCTGATAACTTAACAGGTTATCTAGACCACGTACTGCTAGTTCACATGCACGTTGCATCTCTTCGGGATGCTTAAATGATCCCCAGTTAATAGCAGACAGCGTACACAGCGCAATCTCACCATTTTCGTCGTGAATATCATTTAAGGGTTTAGTTGGTAAATCAATTTCGCAGCATAGATTAGATTGCTTAACAGGTGCTACGGTAGGATCAAACGCACCATGTGTATTAGCATGATCTACATTCATTAAATAAATGCGTCCTGTGTCTTTGCGCTCTTGTACAAATTGTGAGAACAAATCCATTGCTTTAATACGTTTACGGCGAATATGTGTATTGCGTTCTGCACGTTCGTATAACTCGCGGAATAAATCTACATCCGAGAAGAATGCATCATACACCTCAGGAACATCATTTGGCGAGAATAACGTAATATAATCATTGTTCAACAAACGTTCATACATAACCTTATTAAACTGTACGCCGTAATCCATATGACGTACACGATTATCGTCTGTGCCTTTGTTGTTCTTAAGAACTAACAAATCTTCAACTTCCAAATGCCAAATTGGATAATAAAGTGTAGCGGCGCCATTACGCACACCGCCCTGAGAACAAGAACGGGTTGCTGCTTGGAAAAGTTTATAAAAAGGAATCACACCTGTGTGATACGCATCGCCCTTTCGAATAGGACTCTTAATAGCACGAATACGTCCTGCACCTACACCAATACCTGCTTTCTGCGAAACATACTTAACAATAGAACTTGTAGTCGCGTTAATTGAATCAAGTGAGTCATCTGTTTCAATTAGAACACAACTAGAGAACTGGCGCTGGCTTGTACGCACGCCTGCCATAACAGGAGTAGGCAAACTTACCTGGTGTGTAGAGATCGCATCATAATAATCGCGAACCCAACGCATGCGAGTTTCACGTGGGTAATCCGCAAACAACGTGGCAGAGATTAACGCATATGCCATTTGCGGAGTTTCATAAATCTTTTTAGTTACACGATTCTGTACAAGATACTTGCCGCGCATTTGCTCCATAGCAGCATAAGTTAAATGCTCATCTCTGTCATGCTTAATAAATGAATTAATATAATCCCATTCTGCATTGTCGTATAAATCAGGTAACTCAGGATCGTATAACCCTAGATCTACATTTTGTTTTACAAGTTGTTTAATATGGCAAGGTTTGAAATCGCCGTATACTTCTTTACGCAAGTGATAACAAATTAGTCGTCCAGCAACATATTGGTAATTCGGAGTTTCTTCTGAAATTAAATCTGCTGCTGCTTTAATTAATGTTTCTTGAATATCAGGTGTTGTAATCCCTTGATAAAATTGTAAGTGGCTTTTTAATTCTACTTCTGATGCACTTACGCCTGTAATGTTTTCTGTTGCCCAAAAAACTACTTTATGCAATTTTTCAAGGTTAAGGTTTTCCTTACGACCATCTCGCTTGGTCACAGTAATATCTGTCATTCTTGCCTCTTTTTATTCTACTTTTAACGTGTCGCTTGATAACGATCTTTTGATTTTTAAGTCTTGAAGTGTATTGGTATTTACTATCTCATTAGGAATATAGTTTATTATGTAGTCAGAATTAACCTCAACGCAATAGAAATCTTCAAGTTGTAAAATACGTATAGATTCGATATCCTTGTGCTTTATTAGCAGCAAAGTATAACAGATTCCTAAGCATTTAGCAAGATCACAATAGACGTCATCTGCCAAAAGATCCCATGGACCTGGCCAATTTCCAACCTCATCCATGTGTAAATAATGATTGGTAAGTGGAGCACGTTGCCACCAATGATCGATGTTCGCAAGTGCTTTGTCTAGGTCAAGCTGTTCCGAATTTGCTCTTAATTCTCGCCATTCCAGAAGACGATCATCAAAACGTTGTTGCCACATTCTTAGACCAGGAATTTTGTAATTTGATAGGTAAATTCAGCAGAGGTTCCGGTTGATGTGGTTGTATAATTAAATGACAAATCAGTACCTACTTGAGAAACTGTAAATACAACTCCAGTTGTCGCGCTTTCTGTATAATCTTCTACAAACGTAGGTGTATTTCCTCCGTAGCCAACCGTTGCTAAAATTTCTCCAGTTCGTACTGCGTCTCCGCGTCTAACCGAATAAAGTATTGTATAAGATCTTGCGTTTGTTGACATTAACGAAAATATTGATGTTGGGCTACTTATATTGTCTGCTAACGTAGTTTCGTAACCGATACCTAATTCGGTGCGGCCAAATTTTATACCCGATGTTGAATCCAGCGCAATAGAATCGGTATCATTTAAATCAATACGTTTAACTGTAGCGTTATCAACATCGTTGCGCTCAAATAAATCACCGATACTTAAATTATTAGCAGCATTAATATCAACAACCACCGAACTCGGATTTCCTAATCCGTCAAAGTCATTTCCTACATCTAAAAATGTGTTAAATCCTGAGGAATTTAACGCTACTGCGCCAATTTCAATGCCTTGCGCTGAAATATTATCAAACAGATTGTGTACTACTTTTACTCCTCGAGGTCCAGCATTAATTGGGCTTAGACCCAAGACAACACCTTTAAAATGAGTGTGAAAATAATTATTACTTAATACAATTCCGGTACAATTATAATTGGTGAAAAAGGCATAAGTTGTATTACTAGTTTGGCATTTTTCAAACGTGACATGTGTGGTTTCATAATTAGTTGAACTAACTACTCGAATACATGCTGTATCCTCCAATGGATCGCTTAATTCTGCTTGTGGTGTATTTCCTTTAAAGTTAACACTCTCAAAGTAACTTTGACTTGTTTTTTCTACTAACAATACATCCATTTCCTCTTCGGTTTCAAAACTCATCGAGCTAACTTCAATATTCCTTGGAGAAATTGCGGCATTATTTCCAATATTCGCACCAGTCTGCTGTAAACTATCAGCTGTACAAACAACGCAACTGTCAACAGTACTACCGTCAATGCTAATATATCGTATAATGCTACTGTTTGCGCCTTCGCCGTATATCTTAGCATATGGCGGGATTTTTATTGTACCAGAAACTTTATATACCCCTGCTGGAAAATATAAGCTACGTCTAACTTCTTCATTTACTTCTCGACAAAATAACTGATACAATGCTCGATTAATTGCAACCGTGTCATCTGCTTCTCCGTCACCGATTGCACCAAAATCTTTAACACTAGCGATATCGTCAAATTTTTCTTGAAGAGTTCTAACTATATTATTTGTTAATGTTGATCCTGTTTGAACCCTATAACCTGCTTCTTCGCCAGCATACGTATATGTTGATGCGAGGTTTAAAATATCACTGTATTCTGTTAGGATTTCTGTATTTCCAACAACAGGAGCGCCTTCGGCAAGTGTACCGTTTCCAATAAACAATCTACGATCGTCTACGGCCCAGCCAAATTCGCCGCCAGCTAATTGCGGTAGATTTTCAATAAGACCTTTACGGTGTGTAATTCTCGAGATTTGAACAATAGCCATGTGTGTTTAATCCATTTAAGTTTATACTATTTATACGATTTGGCTTTCGTAGTAGGCTTCTACCCTTTTCCACCATTCATTGCGCCACTTTTCAAACTCGTTGCCTTCTACAGTCCATTCCATATACTCTGGCGGCTTACTGTAAATCCCTGGCTCAGTTTCTACAGGCTTAACACACATTAAAATAACACCTTTTTTGATATCAGTACCATATACTTCGTTGTGTGCTTCTGCGTATGCTGCTAACTGTAAAAAGTAATCAGTAATCCATTCTGTTTTCTTAGGTTTGTTTGCTTGCTTAAAGTCAAGAATAGCAGGAGCGCCTTTGTGTACTCCCACACAGTCTGTTGTACCGGCATAGATACCCGGAAAATAAAGTGGAACTTCTGTGCCCCAAAACTCGTCGGCATTTACTAACCCATGATTGATAACTTCTTGTGCCATGTCATGACTTGCCCATCCAAATGGATTAGAACCTTTATCTTTAATTTCGCCCGTAAGCACATAGTTTTCTAGATAAGTGTGCATACGGGTGCCACGATTCGCAGCTTCTGTTGTAATCTGTTGCGCTTTTTCGTGCCCAACACGTTTACGCCACTCGTTTAGTGCTTTCTTGGCTTCTTCGGGTTTAGTTTTATCTAGAATTGTAGTAACAGAAGGGACTTTATCGCCTGTTGGCGTGGCGTATAATCTTTTTCCGTTTACTTGTTCGCGGGTTAAATTTTTATAATCAAACTTTTTTATTAATTTAGACATTTATCTAGTATAACACAGTTTTATTAGATTGTCAATGTTTTCTAATTTTTTGTTTTAATGTATCGTAGTCAATGGCTTGTCCAATATAGTGCGAAGGACAAAATTTACATTGCGGTATTGCGTCGTCGATATGATCTAAAAAATCTTGTCCTTTGCCTTGTTTAACCATGTCAACTGTTAAGGGTTGATACCCATTGACCAGTTTTATATCTTCGTCGGATAAATGTAGATTAAACTGTTCATTTAATTCCGGAAATAAAGCAACAGGACCACACTTATATATTTTACCTCGAATAAAATGATAATTTTTATTTTTAACAAATGTACACCAATGGTGTACATATTCAGCATCATTGTCATGCAGAGTTAGACCATTGGATGTTTCTACAATACTATTTTTATAAAAATAATCTTGCTTCCATATACCAATCTCAACATATGGAGAATCGTCGCTCCGATAATACCAATCTGCACCTAGATTATTATTTGCTGACCCTTTAACTTTTTTACCAATTTTACCTCCAAAGAAATTATTAATGCGCATTTCAATATCCGCCAAATCTTCTTCGGAGTGTAAGCTAATACCAATCCAGGTATGATTGTCACGGCAAGTTTCGTATAAACCTTTAATTTTATCTAGTTGTGTTGCGTTAGTTAACACTTGTTTACCAAATTTTGGCCAAAGACGATGTACTCCTCTGATCCAATCTAGAATACTTGGATTTAACAGTGGTTCGCCGCCGAGTATAACAATTTTTTCAAAATCAATGTACTCTGCCCACTCTTCATAAACTGCTTCGTAATCTTTCCACAGTTGTGTTCCGGTAAATTTTAAGTTATTAAAACGGTTACATTCGTTACACGCAAGATTACAAACGTTGGTAATATAGAATTCTATTTTAGGAATGAATAATTTTGACACGCTGTATTTAAGCGTTGGGATTTATTTGCGTTTATTTGCTGCACGTTTAGCGGCTTGTTGCATAGTCATTTTAGCATGATCCATGCTCATACCTTGTGGATTTAATTCTGCTTGTTTTTTACTTTTGAATACGATTTTTTCATCGTTCATATCAGCAACGCCACCAAGTAGTCCTTGTGTTACTGCGTCTTGTAGTGTGTCCTTGTCAATGTTAATGCCCATCTTACTGGCCATTTGTATGAAAGCATCTACACTGATTTCGCCTGCTGCGTTTTCATCATCAGCACGACCAACAAAGAACTGAGCTAATGCTGCTAGTTCTTCGCCGTCGGCTTCACGGATGATATCGCGGATGTTCATTTGAATAATTTTTTAATTTCGTCATCTTTGAAATGACGGCCCATTAATGATAAAACCAGTTTCTTCATTTTTTCTAATTCTTCGTCATCAGATTTTGATGAAGCTGTTGTCTTTGCTTCTGGCTCGTCATGAAATTCTTTTTCTTGTTTTGCCAACATTGCTGCCTGGTCACTGCCCGGACTGATATTATACTTGGCGGCAACTTTGTCGATAATATCTAAATCGACTTCATCGTCTGACGATTTAGGATATTCTGGAGTAGCATCCTTATTGCTAATATTGAACAATTCATGATAATCCGGACGACCTTCAGAATCATATTCAACATCGCGTCCTAATTCCGGATCATATTTAACGTTTTTTGTTTTATGAAATTCTTTTTCTTGTTGTGCTAACGCACTGGCTTGACTGCTACCTGGACTAATATTGTACTTTGAAGATACTTTATCAATTACATCTAAATCAACATCACTTCCGTCAAATTCTTTAAGCAAATTCTGAGCTGTGTTCTCAATCGATTCCCAAGCTTCTTCTTCGCTCTCGCCGCCTGATGCTTCTTCTAAAGAATCCCGCATTGTAAGCATCCCCCGACCATCTACAGCATCATTGATATGTGCGTACCAATAACCCTCGGCACCTCTACGATGTTCGTATGGTAGCATTTGTAAGGCTTGGTGTGTAAGACTTTTGATCTCTTCCATAATGTATTCAAAATCTTGTGGATCAAATTCAACTGCTTCGGTAACAGTTTCTTCTGCTACTGGTTTAGCAACGTTGTTAAAGTTTTGTAGGATGGTGTAGATTTCGTTCATTAGATGCGCTCACGACCTAAGTTGCTTAGTTCATCACCTGGCTCTTCTTCAGGCATTTCAGGTTCCATATCCATTTCTGGTTCTGGTGGTAATTCAGCGTCCATATCCATGTCGCCCATGCCCATATCTTCTTCGCCCGGTACGCTCATTTCTTCGCCTGTGATAACACCAACTGCTGATTCTAGTTCACCTTTAGCACCACTTAGTGCGTCAATTAAGCCTTGTAATGCACCATCAACTGTGCTTTGGAATTGGCCAGCGGCGTCAACGCCTTGCTCGCCTTTAATACCATCAACTAGTGCTGGTAATTCTTTAACTTTTAGATCAGTCATGTTTTCGATCATCTTCTGAACTTGATCAACCATGTCTTGTGCTGCTAGTACAACTTGCGCTTGATCTACTTCCGTACCTTCCATCATTTTCTTTTTCTTGCACTTGCTAGCTTCAACCATCTTGCTCATAAACTTAATAGCACTATCACGACTTTCTAGAACGCTTGCTAAACCTTTGCTAACACCTAGTGCTGCAATTTCGCTTTCTGTTAACTTGCCGCCAACAGCAACAGTTTTAACAGCATTCATATATTTTGCTTTTGAATTCATAACTTTAACCTTTGATTCTGGTTGGGATTCTGTAACTCTAGCACTTAGAGCTTGTTCCA